TGCTGAATACGGAATCATTGCCGCTTGAACCGCGAGTATTTATTGTCGCAGTTCCGTTACCACCACCACCAACGGTAATGGTGTAATCAGTTCCGGCGGTTACAGACAACCCCGTGCCAGTTCTAAATCCTCCTGCGCCACCACCGCCGCCAAGAGTTCCACCACCACCACCACCCGCAACAACCAAATAATCGGTTGCCGTTACGCCGGTGGGCGCAGTCCAAGTGCCAGAGGCAAGGAACTGCTCAATGATGGTGTAACTGCCAGCAACTCGGCCAAGCAACAAATGAAAAATGCCAGACATGGTTTAACTCACGTTGCCGCTAACAACGCACACCGTGCCGCTGATAAATAAAATCGTTGCCACGCCGCGAGTTGCCAGCGTAAGGGTGTCTTTGTCGGTGTTTGTACCAGCAATGTAAGCCGTCGTGATAGACATTGTGAGCGTTGCACCGCTTGCGGTGTTGTTAAATATTGACACAACGTCGCCTGCCGCAAACGTGCTGTTTGGCACAACAATAGAACCGCTTGTGCCGACGCCGATGAACTTACCGACATCCGTTGTGACAAGCGTGTACGAAGTCGTTTTGTCCGATCCGGACTGCGGGATGTTGCGATAGCCGACGCTGTTTGTGCCGTCAGCGGTGCAGTTAGACAAGTTGCCCGAGGTCGGCGTACCCAGTACAGGGGTCGTGAGCGATGGGCTAGTAGACAACACCACGCTGCCCGATCCGGTGCTAGTTGTAACGCCCGTGCCGCCGTTGGCAACGGCCAACGTGCCGGTAACTTGCGTGGCAAGGTTTACGGAACCGATAACTGTTTTAAGGTTTCCGCTAGTGTCGTAACTGCCGTCCGTTGTCCAAGTGTCGCCCACTTGAAGCGTGACTTTGGCAATCGTGCGAAGCGTGCTGGCGTTGTTGTACGACACCGTAATCGTGACGGCTGCGGTGTCTTTGTTCTCAATTGTGATCGTCTTGACCGTGCGGCGCGTAGAGGCCGCAGGAGCCGCTACGAGCGTGACGCTAGACGTACCGTTAAGCGCACCATCGGATGCGCCCTCGGTGAACGTCGTGCCGTTGTTATCAGCCCATGCCGCCGTAAAGTCGGGGTTGGTTGTCGCGGCAGCGCCGGACATGGCGACCACGATGGACTTGCTGGTGGAGTCAAGGATCAGTAATGCCATGTTGTCACCTTACGAAATGAACCAAGCGTAGGCTTGTGCGCCTGCTGCGCTTCCGCCACCGCCGCCTGTTGTAGTCCATGACAGCGTGCCGCTGCCATTGGTGCTTAATACTTGCCCGCTTGTGCCGTCAGCAGAGGGCAGCGTGTAATTGATGTTGTTCCCGGTAAATGGGGCTTTGATCGTTGTATAACCAGAACTTGCGCCATCTAACCGAATTTTTGCGCCGCCACCGATATGTAACGCTTCTAACGGAGGAGTTACTTGAATACCAACTGTTTGCCCAAGATATGAAGGCGCACTACCGGCCGAATAAAAATTATACCGGCCTTGACCATTATCCATAACTTGAGAATAAACGCCGTAAAAAGTTTTGCTTGGCGCGGTTCCGCCACCAACTCCATCAAATGCGGCATACGCATACGTTGCACCGGCATCATTTGCCGGAACGCCTTCCACATAATAATGGTAAAGGGATGAAGTATTAGATGCACCGCTTGGATTGGAATAATAATTGTATACAGCATAAGATGCCGACGATGAAATTGTGCCGACGTTTGCAATGCCGTAACTTTTTGTTGCGTTAGCAGTTAATGCTCCGCTGATATTGACCTTTGTATCGGCAGATGTTGTGCCGCCGATGCCGACGTTGTTGCTTCCGTCAATGATGAAATCAGAAGTGTTTTTGATTAGTTTGCCGGTTGTGCCGTCAAACCGAGCAACCGCATTAGTTGTTGCTGATGATGGCCCAACGACATCGCCGTAGGTTCCGCTGCTAGAAATTGTGATGCTGCCCGCACCGTTGCTGATGCTAATGCCAGAGCCAGCCGTCAGCGTTGTGCGAGTAAACCCAGAGCCATTACCAATATCTACTTGGCCGTTGGTGGGCGTAGTGGTCAGCCCCGTGCCGCCATTGGCAACTGCAACTGTGCCGGTGACGTTGGCCGCGTTGCCGCTGATGTTGCCCGACACATCAGAGCCGGGAACCGTGGACGATGCGGTAAACGCCAACGTGCCATTGCCTTTAACGTAACCCGTTAATGTATTTGCGCCCGTACCGCCATTGGCGACGTTTAGCGTGCCACCAAGTGTTACCGCGCCCGTTGTGGCAGTAGATGGCGTCAGTCCCGTTGCGGCGGCGCTGAAACTGGTGACACCCGCCGAACCAACCGAGGTAAACGACCAATTCGCCAGCGTTCCCGAGCCGCCATACACATCCGAATAGATGGTCAGCGTCGTACCCGAGAAAGCGGTGATGTTGCCTTCCATGAAGTACGTCGGGTCGGGCGGGTACGCCACACGCACACGCGAACCAACCGTAAATGCCGTGTTAGTGGAATTGAGGTTAGTCGTAAACGTCTTTGTGCCCGTGCCAATGGCAACGGACGAGGTAGAGGTCAGACCGTAATAGCCAATACCGATCTGAGTCAACTGCGCCGTGGTGACGATAACGCCCGGCGTCAGCGGACGAGTCGGAGAGGTTTGCGCCGGATACGTCTGAATGGAAACGTCGGTGCTGGTTGCCGCCCACGCGAGTTCCAAATAGTCGCCCGCCGCCAACGTGAAAACGTAGTTGCAGATCGCGATCAAGTGCCCGTTGGTGCCGCCGTGCTTGTTGGGGACGCTGAACTGGCTGTTGGAATCGGTAAGATCGGTGCCGTTCTTTCGCACCCAAATGTCAACGTCTTGAATCGCGGCGTTGGCGTTTTCTAACTGTATGGAATACGTCAGCGCATACGTTCCGGCGTTCGCATAGGTAATGCGGTTGCCGCTGGCGATGGTGACGCCGTTGGCTTCGTTGGTCGTGCCAATCGCCACCACATACGCCGTCGTCGTGCTGGCGATGGTCTGGTCGGTCGTGTCTTGAAACGCGCCGTAGTACGCCGTAGACCCTACGCTTGACGAAATGCTTGACCACGCAGGCGCACCCGAGCCGGTGGACTGCAAATACTGTCCTGCCGTGCCTGCGCTGCCGACAAGGATGGCCGTGCCATTGCCATACGCCACGCCGCCTGCGGTCGGGGTTGCCGTGCTATTCGTACCGCCGTTAGCAATCCCAACCGTACCCGTGAGGCTAATGTTGGGCGTGTTGCCGCCCGAAGAGGCAAGCGGGGCAGATGCGGTGACCGAGGTGACCGTGCCAACGTCTGGCGCGTTAATCGTGATCGTGCCGTTGCCATTGGTAATCGTGACGCCCGTGCCAGCCGTCAACGTAGCCTTTGTCAGCCCGCCTGCGGCGTTGCCGATCAGCAGTTGACCGTTGGTATAGGTTGACTCGCCTGTGCCGCCATTAGCCTCTAATAGGACGCCTGTGACGCCTGTGGTCAGCGGCAGGCCCGTCGCATTGGTCAATACGCCAGCAGTCGGCGTGCCGAGGTTGGCGTTAGAAAGCGTTTTGTTGGACAGCGTTTGCGCCGAATCCAGCGTAACGGCTTCTTCGGCAGGGTATGCAACAAACACATCTTTGGTATTTGCCGCAAAGTCTACGAGGTTGCCACCGCTTGTGGACGAAAACACCGAGTCACGCGAAAGCGTGTTGGTGCTAGAGGTGTAAGTACCAACGCCAACTTCCCATTGGCCCGTCGTGGAGTCGTAAATCGTGTAATAGGTCGTGTTGCCGTTACCGATTACCGAGAACGCTTGATAGCCAACGGATGTGCCGCCAAGCGTGAGTGCGCCCGTACCCGGTGTCGCGCTGGTTTCTTTAACGCGATCCTTAAGGACTAATGCCATCGGTTACTGCCTCGTCATCGGTGCAGCGGGCAACGGTAACTGTTGCTGCACAATCTCCACGCCTGCTGCGCGTCCATCTGGGCCACGCACAATGCGTTTCGGCGCGGCCAATTTGGACATTTCTTGCGCGATGCGGCCAAGCGTTTCAGCGTGCTGTGCCGAAGCATCCGCGTGTTTGGCGGTCATGTCGGCATGGGTCGTTGCAATCTGGCTCATGGCGTTTTTAATGTCCATGCCCATGTCTTGCACGATGCGCTCGGATACGGCTTGCTGCGCTTCCAGCATCGGGATGTCTAGGCCCGGATTGGCTTGGATACGCGCCACCATGATCTTCGCGGCGGTGTCCATTTCCATCTTTTGCTTTTCAAGCCGCTCTTGAAACGCCAACTCTTGTGCCTTGAGTTGCGATTCGTGCTGCTGACGCATTTGCTCCAACTGCACTTCCAATTGCATCTTGGCTTGGTCGCGCTGCATCTCGGCTTGCGCCTTTTGCTGCTCCAACTGAATCTTGGCTTGCTCGGCTTCGGCTTCCGGGTTGGGCTTGGGTTGACCCGCTTCCTGCTTCATCTGCTGAAGCGCATTGTCCAACTCGCCCTCAATGCCACGCGCTTGTTTGAACGCGCCAATGCCGTACTTAAGCAGTTCCATCATCATCGGAACCATTTGCGGCGAGGCTTGGGCAACCGGCAATGCTTGGTTCAAGAAACCGCCGTAGGCTTGGATGAACTCCAGCCGGTCGCGCTTGTTCTGCGCTTCGTCAATCTGCACCAGCGAGTCCGACGCAATTTCAATGCGAAAATTACGCAGGGGCTTGTTCTTGATAAGTTCAATCGCCTGCGGGATCAGCGCCTTGTCCGCATCCGTCATCTGTTCAGCGGCGGCGTAGGCAAGGATCGTTTCCGGCTGGAATTTGGTGCAAATGATCTGCGCCTTGAGGCGAATAAGGTCAGATGCAAAGAGGGAAACATCCTCTTGCATAGAGCGCAGTCTTAATCCCGCGTACTGGCCTTTGATTTGCTGCGCGGTCGCGGTTTCCGAGGCGGCACTTTGACCACGGATGATATCTGCGATGCCCGTGATTTCGTAGATTTGGCCCTTGATGTCGCTACGGGCTTGGTAGCATTGGATGAGGGCGGCGGCGATGGTATCCAGCGGGAGAAGGTCAACCGAACCTTTAAGGCCACCTTTCTCGCTAAATCCAGTCCACTTGTCCACAGGAATAAGCGCATTGTTGTCGCCCTCCGTCATCAGCCGCTGCAACGCGGGTTGTGATGCGTCATACACGCCACGCACGCGCAGCGCCTTCACCAAGCCGTCAATGCGGTCGGACAGAATGTCCAACTCCATCGCTTGGTCTTGGTACAAAACGAAATCGGGAACCGGCACAAGGCTGTCGCTGGTCGTAGTTGCAAACAGCGGACGCGGGCAAGGCCAGAATCCTTCCAAGCCGAGCGGGTCATCGCGCTCGTCAATGATGGTCGGCATCCCCTTACACAGCCACACCACTTTGTTGCGTTCCTTGTCCCACAACTCGCAAATCTTGGCGCGGTTGTACATCTTTTTTTGTTCGTTGTACGCGTTGAGCGGCTCCGGCCCTTGGTCTAGCGGTATCTTCCGCGCCATCTCCTCGCCAAAGCGTTCTGCGAGAGCCTCACGGGTCATATAGACCCATCGCCACACTTGCGTGACTTCTTCCCATGTGCGGGCGGTGCTATGCCCAAAGTCCTTCCAATGGACGTAATCCACCGGGGCGCACTCGTATTCAATTTCCTCGGGCTGCTCGTTGGGTTCGCCTTCACCCGGTTCAATGTCCTCGGTAATCTCAACCCCGTCATCGCCCACGCCCTGCGGCGCAACGTGCGGCTCATAACGCACCCATGCGACACCACGGCCACCCAAGAAGCGGTCGGTGACGCACTCCTTCATCGTGGCCCGGAAATCCGGGTAATGCTCAATCTCAAAGTCCACGGCCCGCTCAATCAGCAGGCTGGCCACGCGGCTGATTTGGTCGTTGTCGCCAAAGCGCCGAGATACGTCGGCCTTGGGCAGTTTGGCGTAGACCGCCGGGATCAGCGTCTGGACGTTTGACCAGAGGATGTTGAACTTGGCGGTTTCGTTGCCCTGTTGGGAGCGCGTGTCATCGCGGTATCGCTTGATAATTTTCTTAACACGGGCGTTCCACTTGGCAAACTCGTTGTCATACGCGCCAATGGTTCGGAGGTAGCGTTCTACCTCGGTGCTTGCGACTTGATCCATAGCGCGTTACCTCGTCTTACGACCAGAACACCGCACAATCAACCGTGCCGCTGATCGTAATGACCAGCGAGGTGTTAAACCGTCCCGGCAACTGATAAAACGTCGCGCCAACCGGCGTAAACGTGTTGACCATGGTGGTTGCGCCATCGCTGACCTTGATGGTCGGCGTGCTGGACGCGCTGGATACGAAAATGCCAAACAAACCGCCTGTTCCGGTAAAAACCGTGGTCGTTGCGGTGATATTTTTAACGTTTTGCGCTGCTGTAACGGGAATGCTCATATTCTGGCCCTCTTAGACTGCTGTGAATGAATTGCCCACATATCGTTGAGGGTGACCTCATTCTCGGGGCCGACAATCAATACTCGCGGCTCGGCGGGGCGTTGGGCTGTAGGCTCTGACCGCCAAGCAATAGCCAACATTCTAAACGCATCTGCGGGATGTGAACACCAATCATG